AAAATCTTGGCAAGGTGAACCACCTATAAACAAATCTATCGTAGGGAGATCACTACCTTTAATGGTAGTGATATCACCTAATCTATTTTTTTGATCTTGAGGATAATTATTATTTGCGACCTTGATTGCATAATCTTTGATCTCGGAACTATAATAATTATCCACGGTCAGCCCTACCTTATCTAATGCAATACGACCACAAGACATTCCGTCAAATGCTGAAAATACATTCATGTTATTTACCTCCAAAAAGTTCGTTGATAATAGTACAAACGAAAAGCAATGCGACCACCGAAGTGATCACAATGCAAATTGTGTTTAAGTCTTCCATTATAAACTCACTTCTTTTTGTGTGAATGTATAACCAACTTCTTTTAATTTTTGGATTGCAAATTGGCTAAATGTTTTTTGATTGGTAATTTGACAAAGTTTGATTGCTTTATCACAAACAGGATAGATAAGATCATTACCATATACTGTTTTAAGTTCTATTGTTAAGTTCATTTGTTTTTTCTCCATAATTAATAATTAAATCTATCACAATTTATGGGATAAATAATCAAAAAAGATGCATTATTTTAGTTTAGCAATCTATCACGCTTTATGCTCCGATGTATCTGTATGGGCTTTATAATGGGTTTTTATGGGATAATATATTATAGATAGAAATCCTGGAAATCTGGGCACCTACTGCATCTTGTACCTACTGCATCTTGTGTTGCATTTTTGCAACACCTACTAGATATAGTGGCTTGAGACCTCTGGGCCCACCCACCCCCACCACCGCCTTCTGCTTCTCGCCCCGCTGGGGCGAGATCGGATAGAGGTACCAAACCATGTTTCAAACTACATTTGTTTATTGGCACCCCCACCCCCCTTTTTGTATATGTAGGGATCCTAATGTACTTGTATATAGTCGGATTTGAAGATAACATCACCTGAAATACTTATTGAAAAAATTTTTATAAAATTTTTTTCGTTTTTAAATGTTAAAAGATATAGATCTAAGAAAGCTACCTATTGATGCCAAGAAAGACTTCATGAAGTATGCAATAAGATTGGAAGAGAAGAAAAAAGAAAAAGCTGTCTCTACTGATTTTATGTCTTTCGTAAAATATGTTTGGCCTGATTTCATAGAGGGGTCCCACCACAAAATCATGGCTGATAAGTTTAATCAAGTGGCCGCGGGCAAGATAAAAAGATTGATTATCAATATGGCACCTCGACATACAAAATCAGAATTTGCATCGTTCCTGCTCCCCGCTTGGATGATCGGTAGAAACCCTAAGTTAAAAATAATCCAAGCAACTTTTAATTCAGAGCTCGCTGTTCGCTTTGGTCGTAAAGCAAAACATTTAATTGATACAGACGAGTATAGAAAAATTTTTCCCACAAAATTACAAGAAGATTCTAAAGCTGCAGGTCGTTGGGAAACGAATCAAGGGGGTGAATATTTTGCGACAGGTGTGGGTGGTGCTGTGACAGGTCGTGGTGCGGATCTATTTATTATTGATGACCCTCACTCGGAGCAAGATGCGATGAACATGAATTCCTTTGAGAGAACTTGGGAATGGTATACTTCTGGTCCTCGTCAGCGTTTACAACCTGGTGGTAGAATTATTTTGGTGATGACGAGATGGAACACAAAAGATTTAACAGGAATGCTGCTCAAAGCTCAAAGTGATCCTAAAGCAGATCAATGGGAGATTATAGAATTTCCAGCAATCCTACCAAGCAATAAACCTGTATGGCCAGAGTATTGGAAGTTGGATGAATTACAAACGGTCAAAGCTTCGCTGTCCGTGAGCAAATGGAATGCTCAGTATCAACAAAATCCCACGGCAGAAGAGGGGTCTATCATTAAACGAGAATGGTGGAGGGTGTATGAAGGCGAAGAACTTCCTGCTCTACATCATGTGATACAAAGTTATGATACAGCTTTTATGAAGAAACAAACAGCAGACTATTCAGCTATTACAACGTGGGGAGTCTTTTATCCGACCGAGGACAGCGGACCAAACTTGATTTTGTTAGATTGTGTGAAAGATAGATTTGAGTTCCCGGAACTCAGAAGAGTGGCTAAAGATCAATATGATTATTGGAAACCTGAAACGGTGATCGTGGAAGCTAAGGCATCAGGACTGCCTTTGACATATGAATTACGAAAAATGGGAATACCGGTTTTAAACTTTACACCTAGTAAAGGAAATGATAAACATACAAGGGTGAATTCTGTAGCTCCTATCTTTGAAGCAGGACAAGTGTGGGCACCAGATAAAAAATTTGCAGATGAAGTTATAGAGGAATGTGCTTCGTTTCCTTATGGCGACCATGACGATTTAGTAGACAGCACAACTCAAGCTGTCATGAGATTTAGACAGGGAGGATTTATTGAACACCCAGACGACCAAGAAGATGAACCCTTACCTCACCAACAAAGGACGTATTACTAATGGCTGAAATAGATAAAGCATTACCAAATGAAAATTTAAATCTTGAGGAAGAAGATCAAGAAGTTTTTGTAGAAGAAACAAAAAAAGATACAGGTCCTGTTGACATCACAGAAATGGAAGATGGTGGAGCAGAAATTAATTTTGATCCGAATGCCACAGAACCCATGGATGCCGGAGAACACTTTTCTAATTTAGCAGAAGTTTTACCTGATGCAATTTTAGATCCAATTGGGTCGGAACTTTCTTCTAAGTTTGAAGATTACAAATCATCAAGATCGGAGTGGGAAAAAGCTTACACCGATGGTTTAGATTTATTAGGATTTAAATACGAAAACAAAAGTGAACCGTTTCGTGGTGCAAGTGGAGCGACTCATCCTGTTTTAGCAGAGGCCGTAACACAATTTCAATCACTTGCTTATAAAGAATTACTACCGTCAAATGGACCTGTGAGAACACAGGTTGTCGGTAAAGATGACATGGCAAGAAAAGATCAAGCGGAACGTGTGAAAGAATTTATGAACTATCAGATCATGCATGTCATGAAAGAGTATGAAGCAGACTTTGATCAAATGTTATTTTACTTACCTCTTGCAGGATCTACTTTTAAAAAAGTTTACTATGATCAATTATTAAATAGAGCTGTATCAAAATTTATTCCTGCAGATGATTTAGTCGTACCTTACTCAGCAACAAGTTTAGACGAAGCAGACACAGTTATTCATGTTGTAAAGATTTCAGAGAATGATTTACGCAAGCAGCAAGTCAATGGTTTTTATAGAGATATAGAACTTTCAACAGGTTATGATGGAGGAAGTTCAGACTTAAAAAGTAAAGAAAGAGAACTCGAAGGAGTTAAAGCAAGTGGTCAAAATGAGGACATGTATACTCTTTTAGAGTGTCATGTAAACCTAGACCTAGAAGGTTTTGAAGATATGAATCCTCAAAGTGAGGAACCTACAGGAATTAAGTTACCTTACATCGTCACAATCGAAGAAGGTACAAATGAAGTTTTATCTATTAGAAGAAATTTTGCACAAGGAGATCCTTTAAAAAAGAAAGTTGATTACTTTGTGCATTTTAAATTTTTACCGGGTTTAGGTTTTTATGGCTTTGGTTTAATTCATATGATCGGTGGATTGTCTCGAACTGCTACAGCAGCACTAAGACAATTACTAGACGCTGGAACTTTATCGAACTTACCTGCAGGATTTAAGATGCGTGGTATTCGAGTGAGAGATGATGCACAGCCACTACAACCTGGTGAGTTTAGAGATGTTGATGCGCCCGGAGGAAACTTAAGAGATTCTTTTATGCCATTACCCTTTAAAGAACCTTCACAAACTTTACTTACTTTAATGAGTACAGTCGTAGCTGCTGGTCAACGTTTCGCTAGCATTGCAGACACGCAAGTGGGTGACGGTAATCAAGGCGCTGCCGTAGGAACGACAGTAGCATTATTAGAACGTGGATCTCGTGTGATGTCAGCTATTCATAAGAGACTCTATTCAAGTTTAAAACAAGAATTCAGTTTATTATCTAAAGTCTTTAGTTTGTATCTTCCTCCTGAATACCCTTACGATGTTGTCGGTGGACAACGCAACATCAAACAAACAGACTTTGATGATAGAGTAGACATCTTGCCAATTGCGGATCCGAATATTTTCTCCCAAACGCAGCGTATATCTATAGCTCAAACGGAACTGCAAATGGCAATGTCTAATCCTAAACTACACAATCTTTATCAAGCGTATCACAACATGTATTCTGCTTTAGGTATTAAAGATATAAATGCTATACTACCACCCCCTGTAAAACCTACACCAATGGATCCGAGTATGGAACATATACAGGCTATGAGTCAAAAAAGTTTTCAAGCTTTTCCAAAACAAGACCATAGATCTCACATTGACGCTCACTTAAACTTTATGGCAACAAATATGGTCAAAAATAATCCGTTAATTTCTTCTTTAGTGTTTAAAAACGTTCTCGAACATATAAGTTTGATGGCACAAGAACAAATTCAGATAGAATTTGCAGAAGATTTAATGAAATTACAACAAATGCAGATGCAAATGCAACAAAACCCACAAATGGCACAACAAATGGCGCAAAATCCTGAATTACAACGTATACAAGTAACTATTGAAGCTAGAAAAGCAGTATTAATTGCAGATATGACTAAAGATTTCATGCAAGAAGAAAAGAAAATTGCAGATGACATGAACAAAGACCCTCTTATCAAACTAAAAGCTAGAGAAGTAGATTTAAAAGCAAAAGAAGAAGCTAGAAAAGAAAAAGAAGGGGAAGAAAAATCTGAATTAGATAGATTAAGATTAATTTCTAATAGACAACTTGCCGAAGATAAGTTAGAACAGAGTGATGAACATCAAAAACTTCGAGCAGGTGTTAGTTTGGCAAAATCAGGTATTCAAAAAATGACAATGGTAGATGTAGATGGGCAGTAAAGCTAAAACATCACAGCAACAAGGTAAAAAAGGGATCTTTGGAATGGGTCCTGGTCAGTCTATGGCCATGGCAGGTAATACTGGATTAGCTACCATGGAACAAAAACAAGCAGAACAAATACAACAAGGATTAAAAAACTTAGGGCAACCTTCAAGTTTTAAATCGATTGGACAAAATGTTGATGAAGTTGGTTCTAAGTATCGAAGACCAGCAGATGTAGATTCCTACGCAAGTAAAATGCAACTATTAAACCAAGCTTTAGATGCAGGAGCTAAAACTTTTACAGGACCTGATGGTATACAAAGAGTTAATTTTAATAACACCGGAATTAAAAATGATCTAGGTCAAACTATTTTATCAACACAAATTCCTAATTTAAACGCAATGGCTCCAACTCTAAGACAACTTGGTGGTGATATGTCAAGAGCCTTCACAGGTTATAATAGTTTGCAATACACAGATCCTAATAAATTAGGTATTAATAAAATGGAAATGGTTAAAACTGAAGGATTAGCTGATGTTTTAGCAAAAGCAGCAATACCAGGTTCAATGGCGTTTAACATATTAAAAGATTTATATGCAAAAGGAAGAAATTTATTTCTTCCAGAGGAAGAAGAAGCAAAAGTAGATATTTTTTCTAGTGGTGCCGATGCAACAGGTGGAACTTTTGTACCTCCGACTTTTTCAGAACAAGATTTAAGAGCATTACCTATTGATGAACAATCAACTACTCCTGTTAGTATGACTTCAGAAGATTTTCAAGAAATGTATCCTTTTTTATTTAATCAAGAAGATGATTTAAGTGGAGAAGATATGCTATATATGACAGATTATTTATCTAAGAGAGGAGTTCTTCCTTTTGCTTATGGTGGAACAGTAGCACCTAAAAGCGGTCCAATGTCAGCAGGTATTGGAACCTTGTATAATACAAGATAGTTGCTATAATCCTCCACACAAAAGGAGCTTAACATGATGTGGAAAGATAAAATATTATCTAAGTGGACAAACTTAAATAAAAAAGGCAAAGTTATTGTTTTAGCTGTTGCCGTTGTTGTTCTATATATAGTAATAAAAGGAATTTAAAAATGTTTAATCTACTAGTCGGACCTCTCACTTCAATTATAGGCGATACAGTAAAAGGTTTTGTTGCAACTAAAAAAGCAAAATCAGAATTAAAACTTACTGAGATTCAAGCACAGAAGAGTTTGAAAGAACAGCAAATCGCTGGGAAAGTGGCGTGGGAGGCTTCGGCTGTAGACCAAATGAAGGGGAGCTGGAAAGACGAATTTGTTTTACTAGCCCTAATGATTCCTGCAATTTGTAGCTTCTTGCCTTTCATGCAACCACACATAGAACGTGGGTTTGAAATTCTCTCAACTTTACCGGAGTATTATACCCATTTATTATATTTAGCCTGCTCCGTTTCTCTGGGGGTTAGGGCGGTACCAGGTATCAAAGGAATGATTAGTAAAAAGAAATGAAACCACAAGCAAAGAAAAAAATTAAAAAAGTAATTAAAGGTTTAGGCAAAGCAGTAAAAGCACACACAAAACAAGCAAAAACATTACAAAGCGTAATAACAAAAAAGAAAGGCAAAAAATAATGACAATACTAGAAAACGAACTACCTGATAATCTATTAGGCAGCACATCAACTATAAAATTCACTTTAGATGACACAGGATATGTAAAAATTGAAAAAGACTTTACTACAGGTGGATGGGATGTGGATGTTACAGGAACAATCACTGATCCAGACGGAACAACTTGGCAAATGGAAGTAAAAACTTCTGCAGGTTCTGATCACAACAAATCAGGGGTAGCGACAGGACAATCAGAAGAATTCACACTTAAAACTAACTTTGATAAAACAACCGTAACTTTAAAACTTTGGGCTGAAAACGGTACTGCCTCTGCAGGAGCTGTTGGGCACATAAGTTTAAAATATTAATGAAAAAACAAGTAAAAAAAGTAATTAAAGGTTTGAAGAAAGCATCTAAGACACATGCTAAACAAGCAAGAACATTACAAAAAGTGATAGGTAAAAACAATGGCAATAAATAGAGGATCATTAAAAATGACTACAAAACTTAAAAACGGTAAGAAAAGAAAAATGTATAAAGCAGGTGGAGATACAGGTTTAAAAACTGTAGACAAGAAAAAAAATCCTGGTCTTGGTAAGCTACCAACTGCAGTTAGAAACAAAATGGGTTTTATGAAAAAAGGTGGTAAAGTTAAAAAATGACCGAAGTAGTTAAGTGTGAAAAGTGTGGTCATCTTTGTCATTGTGGTATGACTTGTATGGATTGTGGTTGTATGACTTGTCCTTGTAAGGAGAACGACAATGGCTAAACTTTGTGCAAAAGGAAAAGCTGCTGCTAAAAGAAAATTTAAAGTTTACCCTAGTGCATATGCGAACATGTATGCTAGCGGAGTTTGTTCAGGAAAAATTACACCGGGTGGAAAGAAAAATAAAAAAGCTGAAGGTGGTATGATTGGTAGTGGTAATGAAGTATCTCAATCAAGAAAACAAGTTTCACGTTTAAGAAAAGAAAATGGTGGAAGAATTGTTGCCGCAGGATGTGGAGCTGTTAATTCAAATAAAAGAAAAGAAACAAAAATCATTAGTGCTTAATGGCTGAAAAAGGATTAAGATCTTGGGTAAAAGAAAATTGGGTAGATATAGCCAATAAAAAATCTGATGGGTCTTATCCTAAATGTGGTCGAAGTGGTGGAGAGAAAAGAAAAAATTATCCTAAGTGTGTTCCTATAGCTAAAGCTAGAGGTATGTCCAAAGGTCAAAAAACAAGTGCTGTTAAAAGAAAACAACAAGCCTCAAACGCAGGTCCTAAACCTTCTAATGTTTCTACTTTTGCTAAGAAAAGAAAAAGTATGTCAATGGGTGGATTGGTGTGAGAAAACCAGACAAACAACCACCTAAAACTAAAAAATATTTTAGATCTACAAAGAGTGGTGCTGGTATGACTAAAGCAGGTGTTGCTAGATATAGATCAGAAAACCCCGGTTCAAAATTAAAAACAGCCGTTACAGGTAAAGTTAAAAAAGGAAGTAAAGCCTCTAAAAGAAGAAAATCTTTCTGTGCAAGAAGTGCAGGACAAATGAAAAAATTTCCTAAAGCTGCAAAAGATCCTAACTCTAGATTAAGACAAGCTAGAAGAAGATGGAGGTGTTAGATGCCAAGTTTATCAGAAAAAACTGAAATAGGTTTACCCTTAAAAAATTTACTAGGTTTGTTAGCTGTTACAGCAACAGCAGTTTGGGCATACTTTGGTATTATTGAAAGACTAAATAATATAGAAACTAGAGCTACTTTATTTGAAGCTGATCTCGTTAAGAACGCAGATCAAACTCCCATAGATCAAGAACAGTTCATGCTATTAGAATTTGTGTCAGAACAAGTAGAAGGTATGTCAGAAGACTTAGAAAATATGGCACACAACAAAGTTAATATCATGAGATTACAAACTGATATGGAAAAAGCATTAGAAGACATAGAAGAATTAAAAGATAAAGTAAGGGCAAACGGATATGATAACTAAAGTAATTATAGCATTATTATTGTTTTCACAAGGCACTATGATTGAACACACTATAACAGATGGTATTAAAGATTGCCTTGAAAAGAAGAGAATAATGAAAAGAAATATGGCAGACACAATACAAATATCTTGTGCTAGAGTAGAAGCACAAATAGAAACTATAGAGGGTGTAGAATTTATTAGATCTATGGGTAAGGTAGAACAGTGAGAGATTTTAATGTGGCTTGAAATTTGGTTTTATAAATTAATACTATTAATAGAAAAATTAATGAAAACAAACTTTCTATTATTTATACTTCTTATTTTTATTACAACTGTAGCAATAGTAACTGATACAAGAGCTAACACCAATACGGTGTCCTCAACAGTTTTAAATAATGCGCCTGCAACTGCGAATGCACCGACTGTCCTTAACTCAAATTCTGATATTTGCAAAATTGGAATTGGGGGAAGTGTGCAGAATAATATTCTAGGTGTCGCTACAGGTTACGTCATCACAGATGAATTTTGTGAGCGTGTCCGCACAAGTCGTGCATTATATTCCTATGGAATGAAAGTGGCAGCAGTGAGTTTGTTGTGTCAGGACCATCGTGTCTGGACGAGTATGAAAAATGCCGGGACCCCCTGCCCTGTAAACGGACTCATTGGGGCTGAGGCAGCATCATACTGGGAAGAATTCCCTGAAAAAATTCCAGAAGGGTCTCCTTATAGAGATGATTATTTACAAGTAAAAAAAGAAGAAACAAAGGAGTTTAGTGATGCTAACCAGATTGCTCTTTTTAAAGCTATGTTTATTCTTACTACTGGTCTCCTCTTATTCTAGAGCAGACTGTCTACCTGATACTGAAGGACTCTGTACTCCTGGTGTAACCACCACGGAAGATACACAAATTGACATTACTGAAGAAGATTTCGGTACAGAAATTGTTACAACAACCACAACTACTATCACTAATACGGAAGTAACTGTCACTAATCAAAACTCCGATAATATACTTGATGGCTCAAACGGATATGTAGGCACAAGTAAAGAAGGAGACATGGATATTGATTGGGGTGGCCAAGGTCCTGCTAGCATGCCTACTAGCAATGCTTGTTATGGATTAGGCACAGATAAATGTGCTGCAATAACAGGTAGTGGTGACTCAACCTCTACTATGGGAGTCGCGGGTATGGGCACCACGTTTATACAAACAGTTGATTTCTCGGAATTGAATATTAGTAATGGTGGCGAAGTTAAATACTCAATAGAGGTGGATAAGCAGGATGATCAAGATCGAATATACATGCACGTTACAGGACTTAACGGAACTAGTCAGGTCTTTTCAGGCACTGACATCTTGTCTGAGTCTGGAGTATCAACAGGCTATCAATCTTATAACGGGTCTTTCGATTTCAGTGGTGTACTAAACAAAGTTACTATTGAGATAGGTGGTAGAGATATCAATCTAGCAGTGGGCCCTGTCTTTGATGATGTGAGTGTGGATGTATTTTATAATGTAATTAACACAATCATTACCCAACAAATAACTACAGTAGAAGAAATTTATTATCTTAATCTTTTAGATACAGAAATTAACTTTGCAGAAGAAGTTTTTGAATTTAACGACATAGCTACCAACGATATTGGTGAGATAGAGTTCATGCCTTTTGAATCTGAGTATGAAGAAGTAACTTACGAAACTGTTGAAATAGAAATGGCAGAATTAGAATTAGAATATGAATATGTAGAAATTTCTTATGATGTCACCTTTGATACTCCTCCACCAATGGAACTATTACCTGCACCTGATATGAATATGGACTTTGAAATGCCTGTTAATATAGAAACAGTTTCTCTAGAGATTGAAATGGAAATGGATCTACCTCCACCAGATATGATAGCTTCAGTAGAAGACCTTCCGCCTCCAATGGAAATAGAGCCTGAAGTTGAAATTGAAACAGAGGTAGAAGAAGTAAAACCACAACTAGAAGAAATCAAAGAAGAGCCTGAAATAATTGAAACTGAACCTGAAGAAACTATAGAAGAGCCTCAAGAAGAAATAAAAGAAGAGGTAGAAGAAATTGAAGAGACAAAAGAAGTAGAGGAAGAAGCACCTGAAGAAATTGAAGAGGTAGAAGAAGAAACAAAAGAAGAGCCTAAAAAAGAAGAAAAAAAGGAAGAGCCAAAGAAGGAACCTAAAAAAGAACCTTCAGCTAAAGAAAAAGCAGCAAGTAAAATAGTTAAAAAGATTGATGATAAAGCTAGGTATGATGATGCTGCTCAAACTAAAACTTTAATAGTTATGCAAATATTAGGTAACACTAAATCTTTTTTTGATACACAAAAATTAATGCCTGATTTAGAATCATTCTTTACTAATGAAACCATACCTGATAACGTAATACCTAATAATAATATCGGACAATATTTAATGTTTGGAGGAAGCGACAGTCTCATGGATCAAATGATAGACAGTCAATATAAATAATATGGAAGCTGAATTTGGTGGAGTTAAATTTAAAGGAGGGAAGATCTTTGGATTACTTGTTGCACTGTCAACACTAATTGGAGGATTATATGGAGCCTTTGTTGTGTATAAAGATTACACTGATTTTAAGGAAGTCGTGTCAGCTTATGTAGCTCCAGATTTATCTGGTTTTGATAAAAAATTAGCAGTGACAGAAGAAAGAATGAATAAAGAAATTGCTGTTTTACAAACTGAAGTAGATATGATTATGCAAGAGATGCAAATGTTACTGTCAGAAATTTCTTTAATATCTGATGTAGCTAATGAATTAAAAAATGATTTACGTCAAGATTTAAGAAGAGTTGAAAAAATTATTGAGGATGTAGAACAGAATCAAAAACAAGACTCTCGTGAAAACTCAGCAGATATTAAGTTTGCTATAAAAGACATTAAAGAAGATATGGCAGAACTAGAAGAAAAAATTACTGATGTAATACAAAAAACTTTAGCTAATCCTTTAGCTGGAATGAAATAATGAAACAAACAGGTAATGAATATTTTACACCATCACCTAAAAGAACTAGTATAGGTCGTAGTAAAAACACAAGACCAAAAAATAAACACAAAAGGAGAAGTTGGAAGAAATATAATAGACAAGGTTAATTAAAGGAGAAATAAAAATGGAAGACATTGTAGTTATTAATAAAATACAAAGATATATTAAAGATAAAATAGAACGTTGTTCAGAAACTTTGTTATCAGGTGGTGTTGACAGTATGGATAAATATCAATACATTGTAGGAGAAGTTAGATCGTTACAAGACATACAACAGGAAATCTCTAACCTGCTAGATAATAAGGAGCAAAATGATGGCTGAAGTGAAATTAGCACTACAAGAAAAATACGAAAAAGAAAAAAAAGAAGAGAAAAAAGAAATACAAAATAAAACTCTCGATGCACAGAATATAACTGAATCTGAAATAGATAAACTACCTCAACCTACTGGTTGGAGATTATTAGTATTACCTTTTGTAATGCCTGAAAAATCTAAAGGTGGAATTATTATTGCTCAAGAATCTTTAGATCGAGCAAGAATTGCTGTTCAGGCAGGTTATGTATTAAGAGTTGGTCCACTAGCTTATCAAGATAAAGAAAAATTTAATACCGGTCCTTGGTGTAAAGAAAAGGAATGGGTTATCTTCGCTAGATATGCAGGATCAAGATTACAAATTGAAGGTGGAGAGATTAGAATATTAAACGATGATGAAGTGTTGGCGACAGTAAAAGATCCCGAACACGTTCTTCACGCTATATAACATAGGAGATAGCTATGCCAGAAGAAGCATTAAAAGAAGAAAAACATAATTTAATTGACGTAGGTGAAGAAAAAGGTGCTGAAATCGATTTAGAAAATGTTCCAAAAGAAGAACCAAAAGAGGAAATTGTTGTAGAACAAGTTAGCTCTGAGGAATTTAAAAAAGAAGAAACAAAAGAAGAGCCTAAAAAAGAAGATGAATTAAAAGATTATAGTGAAAGCGTTAATAAACGTATTGCTAAACTCACTAAAAAAATGAGAGAAGCAGAACGTCAAAAAGAAGAAGCTATAAACTATGCTAAAACAGTTCTTGCTGAAAAAGATGCAAAGTATAAATCTGATTTAAATTCTTCTACACAAGGATATGTACAAGAATTTGAAAAAAGAGTTACATCAAATTTAGATGCAGCAAAGATTAAGTTAAAATCTGCAATAGATAATCAAGATGTAGAAGGTCAAGTATCTGCTCAACAAGAAATAGCTCAACTAACCTTAGATAATGCAAGATTAGTTCAAGCTAAAAAGGCTCAAGAAGTTCAAAATCAAAGGCCTACCAACTCTCAACAACCTGTTCAACAACCTGTTCAACAACCAGGTTATGCAAATCCAACAGCAATAAAAGAAGCTGCTCAAGAAATGGATCCTAAAGCAGAAGCATGGTCTTCAAAGAATAGTTGGTTTGGTAAAGATAATGCTATGACTTATACAGCATTTGATATACATAAAAAGTTAACTGAAGAAGAAGGTTACGACCCTACAAGTGATGAGTACTATCAAGAAGTGGATAAAAGAATTAGACTTGAATTCCCACATAAATTTGATAATGTCGATAACAAACCGACCGAAAAAGTAACTCAAACGGTCGCTTCAGCTAATCGTCCAGCTCAAACAGGACGCAAAAAAACTGTGAGACTCACACCTTCACAGGTAGCAATTGCTAAAAAATTAGGTGTGCCACTCGAAGAATATGCGAAACATTTAATCACGAAGGAGGCTTAAGCATATGGAAAATAAAAATGAAAACAATAAAATGAAAACTTCTCGTGTGAGCGAAACTAGGGTCAAACAAGAAAGACCTAAAGTTTGGACTCCTCCATCATCTCTAGATGCACCCCCTGCGCCTGATGGATACAGGCACCGTTGGATAAGAGCAGAATCTATGGGTTTCGATGATACTAAAAATGTCATGGGTAAACTTAGATCTGGTTGGGAACTAGTAAGAGCGGATGAATATCCTAACTCTGAATTTCCTAGTATCAAGGACGGAAAGAACTCCGGGGTAATTGGGGTTGGTGGCCTATTGTTGGCTAGGATACCTGAAGAGGTTGCAAAGTCTCGTGAAGACTACTTTAAACAGCAGACACAAGACAGAAACGATGCAATTGAAAACGATCTCATGAAGGAACAACACAATGCGATGCCTATCAATCAAGATAGACAGAGTCGTGTAACTTTTGGTGGTACTAAGAAAAGTTAATTTTTTAACAATTACTTATCCACTTGACATTAATAAATAGGAGACAATAACTATGGCAAACGCAAATAGTGCATTCGGACTAAAACCATATATGAAAAATGGTAGTGGTTCTAATAGTACAGGTGTTGGTGGATATTCTCATTACGAAATAAAGAACGATAATAGTACAGCTATTTTCAACGGTTCTGTTGTTATACCTTTATCAACTGGTTTTATCAGTTTGGTAGGTGCAGCAGACGGTGGTACAGTAGCTCCTCTTGGAGTCTTTATGGGTTGTGAGTATGTTTCATCTTCAACTGGTAAACCGGTTTTTTCAAATTTCTGGCCGGGATCAGGGGCTGATTCAGATCACCCAATTAAAGCATTCGTATCAGACGATCCAAATCAATTATTTTTGATCGCTTCAGATGCAACATTAACAAACGAAGCTACTGCAAGAGCAGGTGTATTTTTAAACGCTGACATGTCTAGCGGCACAAGTGGATCTACTGTAACAGGTAAATCTTCAGGTGCTTTAGCTGTAAGCACACTAGCAACTACAGCAGGATTAATGCTAAGATTTATGGGTTGGGCTGACGATGCAGCTAACGCAGATTTCGGAGCAGCAGGAATCCCATGTATAGTTAGATTTACAACACACTTTAATGCAGATAGCTTAGGAATAGCTGTTGGTACACCAGCAACTACAGGAGTATAGAACATGGCCATATCAAGACAACAATTAGCTAAAGAGCTAGAGCCAGGTTTGAATGCTTTATTCGGCTTGGAGTACAAGAACTACGAAAACCAACATGAAGAGATCTTTACAAAAGAAACTTCAGACAGAGCTTTTGAAGAAGAAGTAATGCTTTCAGGTTTTGCTAACGCAGCAGTAAAACAAGAAGGTACAGCAGTAGGATTTGACGATGCACAAGAGTCATATACTTCACGCTATACTCATGAAACAATCGCTCTTGCTTTCTCAATTACTGAAGAAGCAATTGAAGATAATTTGTATGACAGAATCTCAGCTAGATACACAAAAGCATTAGCACGTTCAATGGCTAATACTAAACAGGTAAAAGCAGCAAACGTATTAAACAATGCTTTCAACTCCTCTTTCAAAGGTGGAGATGGTAAAGAGCTTTGTGCTACTGATCACCCAACTGTATCTGGTGGTAACGTTGCTAATGAATTAGCAACTTCTGCTGATCTTTCAGAAACATCTTTAGAGCAAGCAATGATCGACATTGCAGCTTTCAAAGACGAGCGTGGATTAAAAATTGCAGCAAGAGGAGTAAAAATGATTATTCCTTCACAGCTACAGTTCACCGCTGAAAGACTTATGAAGTCTGCTAACAGAGTTGGCACAGCAGATAATGATTTAAATGCAATCGCATCAATGGGAATGATTCCACAAGGTTATGTGGTTAATAATTTCTTAACTGATACAGATGCTTTCTTCATTACAACTGACGTACCAAATGGTCTTAAGTACTTTGAAAGATCACCTATCAAAACTACAATGGAAGGTGACTTTGATACAGGAAACGTAAGATATAAAGCTAGAGAGAGATATTCATTCGGATTCTCAGACTTTAGAGGTATCTACGGTTCACCTGGTGCATAATATTTAACCGTTATATTTAATTATAAAGGGGCGTATGTCTTTGACTACGCCCCTTTTTTTATGTAAAAGTTCCTTGACTTTATGGGAAATTAATGTACAAAATAAAAGCGAATAATATTGACAAGGAGATATATTATGGCCGCATTATCACAGTCTTTAATCGCTGAGAAAATAAAACTCGAATCTCAGTGGAACTCCAATTATCTTAATTCTGGTAAGGAAACTCTTGAAATGAAATCTATCGAAGAAAAGATTAAAAGAATCCTAGCTAAAATAAGATGGAGACACCAAGACTATGAGAGTCATTTATTTTTTAAATAGACTTCTACATAAAAACGTTTATATTTAATCCTCTAGGAAAATAAAACAGCATACAAGACTGACCTAGCAGACGCACGTAGAGACTGTATGTATTTTACTACGGAGGTAAAACATGGCAAATACAACTTTTTCAGGTCCAGTTAGATCTGAAAGCACAATTAAAACAGTTAGTAAAAACTCTTCTACTGGAGCGATTACTGAAATTATTACTATGGGTGATGCACCTGTAGCACTAGGTGATGAA